CTGATCTACTTCTAAATTATTTCTGATCCACCAAGCTAATTCTTTATTGTCAATAGAAGGTATCTCTAGGTCTGCTGCTTTTCCTTCGGCATGTTGGCTAGTAATTTTTGATCCTATAGCAACACATAATTCTTGAGACCGATAGCCTGATGAAACAATAACAGGTTTGTCAAATTCAGAACGAATAGGTTGCAATACATTCATACAAAGTTTTTTTAAATTATCAATATGACCTGGGGAAGGGTTGTTAGGTATTCCCTTGCGTTCCGCAGTTTGTGACTTAGTAAGTTCTGATAGATTAAAGTTAGCTGATAATTTCATTGTACTGTTCCATTTTCATCTACATATAATAATTTTACTTTTAAGTCTTTTTGTTTTTTACTAGGAGATCTATTAATTTTATCTCCTTTTTTATTAAAACAACTTTTGTTTTTCCTATATGATACAGACTTAACATCATAATTAGTATACTCTTTTGTCTTAATATTAAAAGTAACAATATCTATAGGACCAATTCCGCCAATAGCTTGAAATACAATCGTATCAGGTTGCTTTGCAAGGTAAGCTAAAGCAATTAATTCTGATATAATCCCTTTGTTTTGTTTGTAATTAATACCCATAACCTACAAGTTGTATAACTATATATGGTGTATGTGTAAAGACTATGTACTAGATGTGGATAGGCAATTAAATTTATAAAATATTTTTTCTTTATTAACTAGAGATTCTTCTAAAATATTAATAGCTTTAATAGATGTTTGATAACCAGCTAAAACACATTCTTTATGAGTATCATATAATTCTAGGTCCTGTATTCCTTTACCACAAGCACCATAAACAACGGAACAAGCGTAAACAATTAACATAAATTGCATATTATTTGTTAAACCACTCCATAAAACCAGTAACCATACCAGCTATTATTAACAATATCCACAAAGCTCCTTTACCTTTATTTATGTCAGATCTTAATAGCTTTTGTTCGTCTTTTAATTCTTTAATCTCTCTACAGATAAACTCTAATTTAACTTCTGTTGGAGATTGTTTAGCCATTTAATTATGGCTTAGTAGGAAACTCTACAGCTTCTACCTCATCTACAGTAGTTAAGCTGTTTGTTAAGTCTCTAAGTGCCTGTCTATAATTAGACATACTAGAAGATAAAGTATTATCAGATAGTGCTAGGTAATCTGTATCTGCAAGTAGTCTATTTCTTTTACTTCTTAAATCAGCCATTGCTATCTCTAGTTCTACTGCTGGGAATTGTGCTTCAATATCAGCTTTAGATATTGGTGTAGTCCCGTTTAGCCATTCAATAGAATTAATATCTTCATTATCATATTTAAACTCTGCATTTGGGTTAATTTTTTTTACTGCTTTAAAAATACTCATTATCCTGCTATCTCCATTAGAGTTAAATGACAAGTGCTTGTTGCTGTAATTTTAGCTCCATTTGCTGTAGTATTTGCTTTAACTTGCACTTTATATGTAGTTGCGTCTGTTGTATTGGGAGAGTCTACAAAACTTAAATCTAATATAGGTAATGTAAATACTCCACCACCCCCTAACGCACCTTGAATTCCTTCTGTGCCTTTTGTATAAACTGTAGTTGAACCTTTTATGAAAGCAAAAGTGTGAACAACATCTGAAGTTCCTTCTGTGTAAAGTCTTCCTGATAAAGATGCTACCATAAAAATTTTACTAGAAGTAGCTGATGGAGTAATAGCTGCTGAAAGACCTATATCCGCTAAAGATGTGGATGCTACATTTGTAGAACCTGTTTTGGTAGCTGCAACCACTTGTAAAATTTTACCACCAACTCCTGTACCTAAACCATTTGAACCTATTTTAATTAATGCCATATGTTAAGCTCCTATAATTGCGTTAATTTCATCATCATCTAAGCCTAATGCTTTTAGCTTAGTTACTGCAGATGCTTTTTTATCTATTTTGGCTTGTGCTGCATCTTTAATTTCTTGTATCTTTGCGTTCACTTCAACCTCTGTAGGTTTTGTAATTGAACTGTCATGCACTATAATATTTTCATAAGACATTCTTTCATTACCTGTAAAGTCTTTTCTAAAGCCAAACCATTGACCAGAGTTCATTTGTGATAATGCAAAATTTAACCAATCTCTATTATTCATTTTATGTGTCTCCCAATCTTATAAAATTCATACCTGTTTTCAACTCATTAGTTCCACCTTGCCAAACTCCTGTTCCAGATCCATCTGCTTTAAGTTTAACTTTACAATTAGTAGTGTTTGTAACATCAAAAATAAAAGAAACTTCACAAGGTACTTGTGCACTACTATTATAAGATGCTCCGTACATTTCGGCTGCGGCACTATATGAACTATTATCTAATGTAGTAAGTATATTTATACCCATATAAGTTCTTGTTCCAGATCCAGCAATATTAGCTATGCCTTGAACTAAATAAATTCCTGTTGATGGAAAAGTAAAAATACCAGAGCTTTCAGACATTCCTGTTCCAATAAATCCAGCTCCATCACTATCTGCTTTTTCCCAATTTGCAGTTATATCAGCAGAAGTAGTTGAAAAATTAGCAGTTATTCTCCATTGGTCTGCCATTGTAATTCCTTGAGTAAGACCTGAAACGGTTACTCCTGATGGAAACGTAACTGTATCTCCACTCGAGCCAACGGTTAGCGTGCCGTTGTCAGCGATTGGTTCTAAATTTGTTACTTTAACTGTGCCCATAATTTATCCTATTCTATTAATTTGTATCCATAAAAAATTGTTTTACCTGGTGTACCACCAGTTCCAACACTGATTGCACTAGCATTATTTGTGTCTTGATATGCTTGAATTTTTACTACATCTCCAACACTTAAATTTAATGTAAAAGTCATACCCAAATTTCTTTGAGTAAATGTAGTTCCATTTGATGTACTTTCTGCTCTTGCAATTTGAGATTGAGTTGTAGTTGATGATATTACTGCATGTGCATATAAAAGCATGTCTGATACATTTCCATTACCATCACTAAATAATACATTTGTTCCAAATACATATTTCCCAGCTTCTCCACTGGGAACTGTAAAAGTACCATTAGAATTATTGTAACCACTCCCAACATCATAAAGTTCGTTATTAAAAACAATGTCTGTAGTTGTAGCATCTGATAAAGATAAAGAGTTTGTAAGTGATGCTTGAAAAGCTGGAGTATTAACCCCACCAAAATTATTAGCAGTACCACTATTTGTAATTGTTGCTCCACTAGGAATAGTAATAGTATCTCCAGAAGAACCTATCTCTAAAGCGGTTCCTGATTGTGGGTCTAGTTTATCTACAAATAAAGTTGCCATTATACGATTGTTAAATTTCCATTGACTGTTACAGTTCCGGTAAACGATACAGGACCCGTTAATAACATGTTATCGGTTGAAGCCACTGTGATAGGTGTCGTTACCGTTGCTAAATTTTGATATCCACCATTGATGGATTTAATCATTCCAAATTCTATAGAGTTTGCACCAGGTTCTGTATTACCTACTGCTTTGCCTTGAAATACTACATAGATGTTTGCGGTTCCAGCAACGGGGGCCGCTGAAAAAGCTAAAGTTGTAGAACCAGATATTGAATAAGATGAGAAAGGATCTTGACGAACATTACCTACAAATACTTCTATTTCAGAAGTACTAGATACAGGTTGGCTTAAAGTAAAATTAGTAGTGGATCCATTTCCGCTGAACTGTTGAGAGTTCATTGTTAAAAGATTTGCCGAAGGTTTGTTTCCTAAATACGCCACTTATGTTCCTCCTATGAACTGATTGAATCTACAGCTCCAACTATACAATCTAGAGAAGAGGCCGTGTCACTAATTACAAAAATTTGATCACCAGATTGTAGTACAATTTTAGATCCCCCATCAATTAATTCTAAAGAACTTCCTGGAATAATGGGTGCCGTTTTAATTAAATAATAATTTGCCGAAGATCTTCGTAGATATACATCTACATTAATAGTAGTAGTTAAAATGTTTGCTAAACGTATACTAATTAAACAATCATAACTATTTACTGCTCCACCCAATGCATCTACTGCAGAAGCTCCAGTTGCTCTTGATATATAATTTCTAAAATTTTGTGCCATAATTGTTTATACTATAAGGCAATTGCCATTGCAACTGCGAATCCTTCTGTTGCCCCAGATGCGGCTGGAGTTGCCCATTCAGGAGCGGTTGCACCTGAGTTTATTTGTAATACTTGACCAGCAGTTCCTTTTGCTAATCTTGCTACGGTATTCGCAGCAGAAGCATAAAGTATATCCCCTTGAGCGGTTAAAATCATGTCAGGAGTTTTAACAGCGGGATAGGTGCAAAATACATCTAGAGTGCCATTAAAATTTACTTTATTGGTATTTCCTGCGGAAGTACTTATGACTGTAGTTCTAGCAAGAGTATCTGGACTTGCGTCCGTTACTGTTCCTAACCCTACTTCCCAATTATTAGTTCCTTGTTCAAAAATAGTGTAATAAGTTGTATTACTATTACCAACTCCTGCAACAAAGGATACAAAACCAGTAGACGCTCCTGCAAGAGAAATAGTTCCCGTTCCAGTAGTCGTACTACTTTCTTTTACTCTGTCATTTAAAACCAAAGCCATTTTTTAAACTCCTATTTATTAGTTAGAATTTAAACTTAAGATAGCGCCTACTCCAGCAGGTGATCCAGAAGTAGGATCAGGAAATGCAATTGTAAAATCTCCGTTTGTTGCTGTTTTAGTTCCACCAAAATCTAAGATTACTACTAATTTATTTGCTGGTGTAGTACTTGTATTATAAATTGCTGCGTATGCTGCACCAAAAGTAGCAGATGTCCAAACTACGTTTGCAAAATCTACAGTAGCTACGGCACTAGATGCCACAACAGCTTGAGATGCTAAAGCTTTTCCACCTGCACTATAATTTGTTCCAGATGCAGAAACTTGATTAGTAGTTACATAAACTGTGCTTGAAGTACTGTATGGATTAGAAGTGTACAACGCAATTTTAAAACTATTTCCACCATTAGCGAAATTATGATTTCCAGTTAAAAGTTCTCCACCAAAAGCGAAGGGTACTATATTTGCCATTTTTTATTTTCTCCTTAATTATTAATAACTTGATGGTGAATCTGATTTTAAAGGAGTACGAATAACACCATCTTGGTATTCGTCTCTGCGTCTGCGACCTTGTTGTTCAATCCCATACGAAGCCATTGCTCTATCATAAGCCTGAACATAGTATTGTAACATATCTGCAGGACCTTTCAAGTACGCATATGTATTTACCAGACATGCATACAAAAGTAAATCCTGATATTTATTAGAAACATAAGTCCCTAAAACACTAGTAGAAGCGTTTACAGGAGCGGTGGTATCTGTAATACTAACAGGTTGTTTCACATAAGCTAATGTAATATCATAAGCTGCGTCTGGTGTAGGAGCCAATACCCAGTATTTTTCATCCCAATTTCCGTAATATTTAGGTATTCCAGAAGCTGTAGCAGGGGTATTATAATATTCGGCCATAAAAGAAGTGTCTCTTTTATCCAAAAAAGTTTGATTTCCAGAAGCATCTGTTAATTGAGCATATCTTATAATTCTAAGATCTGAAGGAATAGTTACGTATCTGTTACCTATTACTAAAGCAGAAGTAGCATAAAAACGATCTACATCTGCATCTACTTCTCTATAAATTTTGTTTTCTGCATTGATAATAAGTGGTTTTAAAATACTATCTGTTAGCACTGTAGGAGTTACATTTGCGTCATTATCTACTTCTGTAAAGTTCCTAATATCTGTTTGTAAATCTACTAAATTATATGTCATATTATCCTTGTAACGTTACTGGACCTACAGAGCAAGCGTTTCCTCCTCCATAGATTCCACCGGTAGTCGCATTGTTTGAGCTTTGAAAATAGAAATAATTAATAGGATTAGTTAAAGCATCCGAAGTAGTTCCTCCTGTTACTGCTCCACTAGAATCAATTTGTCCTAAAGAAATAGTAAAACCATTCGAACTACCAATATCACTTATTCCATCAAAAGTAGGAATATTTAAAAATCCTGTTGGACTAGTTGCTCCATAAAAACGAACTACATTTCCAGTACTTCGATCATTATTAGGAGAGTGTACATTTATATAAGTGTTGCCACTATAAATAATTGTTTGAAAAGGATTAGAAGGAAGTAAAATTAAAACAGGTGGTTCTGCTCTAGAAGGTCTCGCATGTGATAAAGCTTGAGGATCTGCATAATGAGGTTTTGGATTTAATTGAGGTTGTTTGGGTTCATATTCAGAAGTGTGTACCCATGCTCCATTCCATTCTCGAACCATTTCTCTATAAGGAAAGGCTTGACCAGAACGATCAGAGATAGCTCGAGAATATTTTCCAATAGAACGATTAGTCATGTTTCATCTTTAACCTATGTAATAATTTTGAGGAGAAATAAAAGAACTAGAGGGAGAACCATCTTCAGATAAAGCTCTTTTTAATTCATCTTCATATAATAATTTTAACATTTCAATTCTTTGTGGTGCAAATTTAACTGCTAAATAATAAGCAAGACCTGCTAGCATACAAGGAACAAAACGATAAGGTACATCCGTTGCATTGGTATAAGCTCCAGAATCTTGAACTCTTCTTTCGTAATAATAATTAATGGTGTTACCACCATAAGTAGCACCTGGTGTTAAATATAAAGTAACAGATACTCTATCAATAAAACGTTCTACAAAAAAATTAGTAGGTTG